TTTATATGTATTAGAAACTTTATCTAATTCATCAAATAATATAAGAGGATTCATTATTCCAGTTTTCATTAATGATTCGCATATTTTACCATAAGAAGAACCTTCATATGTATAAGAATGACCCTTAAGAAAAGACGAATCGTCTGTACCACTAAGTGATATAAAAACATTAGGATAATTTAGAGCATTACAGATACCTTCTTTTATAAGTTTTGTTTTTCCAACACCTGCACTTCCTTGTATTCCAATGATATATCCTGATGCTTTTGGAAATGATATTAATTGCGCTAAAACTCTTACTATTTGCTCTTTTGCATCTTTATGACCAAATACAGTCTCGTCCATACGTTCTCTTATATTATTTAAAAATTTACATATAGATTCATTGCCGTCTGTAATTTTAATAGGTATTTCATAAAATTTATTAAAAGGAATATTATTTAATGCTAATAACCATGAACTAAGTTTATAATATTCGGATGAATTATTGTTCATTTTATTAAAACTTTCAATTTTAGTTAGTATACTTTTTTTTGTACGTATATTAATATCTGAATTGAGTATCTTAAAACGAATAGGAACTTCAGTAATAATAGAACAGTTATCAACACTTTCTTCTATATTAACTAAATTTATCTTATCATTTTCTGGCAAAATATCAAAAAATTTTTTTTCAATAGTATTATATCTATTATAAAATTTATAGACTTTCTTATTTATAGGATGTTTTCTAAGATTTAAAGAACTTTGCCTTGGATTATTGTTATTATTCAATATTAGATATATCATATTATTATTTTTATCATCTAACTCGTCTTGAAATTTATTAAAATTATTATTGTTATATAATGTATTAATATTTTTATTGATAACCTCTTCTAATTGATTTGTATATAAACGAGTATTATCATCATGATATTCTTCTACATCATCTATATTTTCTAATTCTTCAGTGTCTTCAGTTTCTTCAGTTTCTTCAGTTTCTTCTGTATCTTCAGTTTCTTCTGTATCTTCAGTTTCTTCTGTATCTTCAGTTTCTTCAGTTTCTTCTGTTTCTTCTGTCTCTTCTGTTTCTGAAGTATATTCTAGTGTTGCCATTTTAATAATATATGGAATTATTCATAAGTATTTTTATTATTATACACCTTTAGACATTAAAAACGCCGATTATTTTATATATTATTTTTTATATTTTACAAATAGTATTAAAAATTATTTTAGTATGTTAAAGTCAAGATTACAAAAGTTAGATGGATTAACATAAGAAAACTAAAAATATATATAACAAATGTTATAAGAGGAATACCAAAAGAAAAATATGAAAATATATTTAAAGGAGAGTATAATAGAGATGTTGTATATGTAAAATATAAAACAAGAAAGCAAAAATTAAAAAATTATTAGGCGTAAATAAAAATAGATAAAAAATGTATAATATATATTGTTATGATTATTCTCTATTTATTCTGTGAAGATTTTATGAATTTTATAGGTTCTTCTGTTTTTTTTTCTTCAGATTTATTTTGCATAGATATTTCATTTATATTAACAGGTTTTGCATTTTGTATTAGTTGTCCTGCGTTTTGAACAGAATTTGTTTTTTTAATTAAATCATCTGCTGCTTTATTATAACTTTTAGTATCCTTTGAAGTATTAGAAGCTATATCGGGAGTAGCAGAAGTAGCAGGAGTAGCAGGAGTAGTAACAGGAGTAGTAACAGGAGTAGTTTTGGAAGTATCAACAGAAGGAGTATCAACAGGAGTATCAACATTACCATCATTATCATCATCTTTATCATCATCTTCTGGAGGATTTTCAAAATTTTCATAAGTTTTCTCAAATTCTCTGCCCCAATAATAGTTAGATGATACAGTTCTAACAATTTTGTTAATATTAATAATGAAATAGGTAAATAAACAAATTATCAAAATAATAGCGATTAAAAAGAGTACTCCCATATATATATTATTTGTAAAAAGATTAATAGTATAAAAACCTACAATTATTATTGCAAGTAATATAATTGAAAATATATATACATCATAATTAGCATTTTCATATTTTATTACATCTGTATTTAAGTGTGCATCTCCTGTTTTATTTTCAAGGAAATAATTAACATAATTTTTATCATTATATCTATTTGATATTAAACTATTTAAATCATTTTCTTTATTAAATAATGTTTGAGTATCAGTATAATAAAATGTCATTTTAATTACATTTATTAAGTCTTTTGCTCTATCTGTTAATCGATTTACAACGAGAGATTTTTTGTTTCCTAAAATAACAGGATCGTATTCTACTTTATTTGCTCCTGTTATAGAAGCTCCTGGTTCAATACAATCATTATTACATATAGATGTAGAGTAAACTCCGGTATTTTGTGCGCTTGCAGTAAATGTTTCTATATAACTTTCAGTAATGAATAATACATGAATTATATAATATACTGCTAACATTAATATAGTTATTCCAAAACAACCTGCAGATATTATTCTCATCAATGATTTGTCAATTCTAGCGATATTAATAATAAATATTACAGCGAGTATTATTGCAATTATTGCAATATATATAACATATTCATAATATAATATTGAATTTTTAGATTTATTAACTTCATATAATGAAGTATTATTTAAAATTTTTGTTTTATTTAAATTAATATTTTTATCAATATGTTCTATCGAAGATTTTAAACGGTCATTTGTGTTTTTTAATTCATAGATTGAATTTTCGTATAAATATACTCCTATATTTTGGTGTAAATATTTAGTTGTACTTCCTGGTTCTAAAGGTTTATCTTTTAATATACTTTCAAATTCTTTTAATAATATTATTGGATTATTACCATTACTTATGTTAACATCTTCTATACTGAGAAGAATATTATAATGAGGTATAAGTATTGAATATCTTATTTTAGTTTCAAGCGTTTCTCTAATTAATTTATCTTTAGTTTTTTGACTAGCGGGAATATTTTCTCCTGTATAAGGGTTTATACTATTATTTAAAGAATCATATACAAAACTAGTATATATTAAATGATTTTCGTCCGGGACATATGAATGCATGCTATTAGAAGCTGGGCCTATATTTATATTTATATTATTTTCTAATAATTCAATGTTTTTATCAAGAACTGTTTTAAAATTTCCAGATAGTTTACTAACTTTGTAAACAAATGTTTTTTCATAGTTTGTATTAAACTGAGATTTATCAATTTCTGCCGGAGTAAGTGTAGCAGAGTCAGTAATGTAATTTATAAACTTATTAGCTGTAGTTGTGGTATCTTCACTCGCTTTATATTTTGGATAATTTAATAATAAGCAATTTTTTAAAGAATATGCCAAATTATAATAAATATTTATTGAGTAAATTGAAGATAATAATAATTTCTTAAGACCTTTAAAAAATACTTTTAAATATTCTAAAGTTGAATTCAAGTTTGAATATTTTATATTTCTTAACATTATTAAAAATGTTCTTATAAATTTTTGATAAGGTTTTTTATCTTCTGTAAAATTTCCTCCAGGAACATCATTAAAATTATATTGTTTGTATCCATAACTATATTTATCTGTCCCAGTTATTGAACTTACACCATCTGCTAAACTACCGTATCTATCTTCAAATGTATAATTATTATTTACTTGCTGTAATATATTTGCTGGTTTAGAACTAGGTCTTGTTGTTGAAGCTGCTCTCATTTCGCTTATATCAAAATAACGTAATGAAGCACTATGATCTTCAAAATCATTTCCAATATATAAATATAAACCAGATTCAGCATATCTGTATTTATCATTATCTGGTTCTATAATAAATAAACCTCTTGCAACTCCAACACTATCTTGTTTTAATAAGGGTTTTGTAACTATGTGTATTTTTGTATAATCTTTTACATATTTTTTATTATCATATGAAATCGCTAATTGAGAAAAATTTAGTAATCTATTATAATCTGGATTAGTCTCAACATAAGTATTAGATAAGACTTCTAATCGTGTATTATCCCAATAAGATTGATTATTTTGATAATTTACATTAAATTCAACTGTTAAAAATGCTTCAATTATTTTAATATAAATATCTAATAAAAATATTGTATAATATATATTTTTGACAATTGCTTCATCAAATTGTAGTTTAGTACCGCCTATTCCCGCTTCAGTCAATATTTTATTATAATAATGTAAGTGTTGTTTTGTTTTTGTACCGTCTGCAACTAATTTTTGTATTTCTGCATTAGTTACACCTGCTGCAGCGCTCGCATATTTAGATTGGTCGATATTTAAATTAAAACAATTACTTAACGTGTTTTTAAGAATTTCATTATTAAAAGTTGTGGTTTGAAGTATATTTAATTCATTAGAATTTGCTGCAGGGATTGGTAATTTATCAGTTGTAGAATAACCACCGTTAGTTAAAGTACCTTCAAAAGATGGAACTAAATATGTTATTGCCGCTTGAAAAATTGTATTAGCATTATTTATATCTCTAATAGTACCACCTTCTTGAAAGTTACTAATTGAATTTTTTTTAATAATTGATAGCAGTTCACCAAACACTTTGTATAAATCTTTATAATTATTATTTTGTGATGTATCTATACTAGTAGACATTATTTATTTAATACTCTATTATTTTAAAATATATTATATTTTTAAATACAAGACCTATAAGAAAAAGATTCGCCGCTATTTTCATTATACCTATTTATTTTAACTATATCTCCATGCTTTAATCCAATCCATTTAGCGATAGGATCGCTTTGTAAAATTACATGCATATGCATCTTCGTTCTTGTCATATACTCCTTCATAAATTCTTTTGCTTCTTCTTCTGTAAGTTTAGTATGCGTGGGAACATACTCGTGTTTTGTAGGATTGAACATCAACTGTTGCAATGTAAAATATTGAAGTTGTCCTCCATTTTTTTGGAAAAATTTGTCATATTTATTTAATAAAGATTTTACTGTTGTTGATATTGATTCATTATTAAATATCAATATAACATTAATTTTTGACCCGTATTTACTAGTAAAATCGTTAATATTATTATTACTATCTTTTATTTTTTCTTTTAGTTCATCAATTATCATTTTTCTTAATTTTTTTGTAAGAGCATAAATTACTGATGTATTAGAAGTTTGAATATCAATAACATTTCTATCTGTCTCGAAATCTTCTTTATTCATAGATAATAAGTGTTCTTTAAATATGGAAACATCATCGCCGCGATAAACTAGCATTTCTTCAATATTAGTATTAACAATATCAATATCCATAACTATTTAATAATAATTATATATCTTATTATTATATAATAATAAAAAAGTCAATTTTTATTAATTATTTGATTTTTTGCATATTCAATAATTCTTGGATCAATATAACTATTTTTACATACTGTAGGGGTATTATGTAATTCGATAGCTGTTAATTCTAAAGCTTTTTTAATAGGATTTTTGCAATTATTTGATTTATTTAAAAATTTAGTAAATAAATTATTAGCATTCCATGTCCGCAAATCTTTAGAAGTAATTTTGACACCTAATTTATCTTCCAAATAATTATTAACATCAGTTGAATTTATGCGAATATTATTGTAAGTAAATATGTATTCGTCGTTTTCTTTATTATCTTGATATGCAATTAATTTTTTAGATATATACTGATATATATATTTATTCTTGCATACAGATTTATTACGAACACCTTTTTTACCGATAAAATCGAAAATTATATGGCATTTTTTATTATCACAACTTATATGAGATAATTTTAATGTTGTAAGTCCATATGAATTATTTTCTTTTTCGTATTTTTTATTACCAATTCTAAATCCGCAGCACAATATTAATGTTATAATCATAGCATTAATTTTAGTTTTTTCATCAGTAGATTTTATATCCTTAGAAATACAATTCTTTATTTTCAAAAAATATTTATTACAATCTTCGATCTTATTATATTTTTTGCAATTTTGAATATTTATATATTTAGGATTGTATATAATCTGTTTTCTATTTTTACTATCATACCCATATGCTAATATTTTCTTATTATTAACTATTGTAACATTATCATACGCAGGAGGGATTTTCATTTTCTTTATTTTTTCTAACAAAATCTTATCGGTAATTTCTATATCATTTTTATAGTATTTAAATCCAGTAATATAAGTACCAATGCGTTTTATTTTCATTGTTTAACTATTATAAATAAAATATAATTGTGATGTTATAAAATGATATAAACATATAATAATATATGTATTCATAAACTGAATACATAATGGCACAAACTAAAAAACCTGCTCAACCTGCTTCGTCCACTTCTCCGGTCGTAACTCCCGCGCCACCTGTAGATTTGAAACAACCACCTAAAAAGGGCGTTGTTTCAAAAGTAGTCGAAGATAAAACACCTGCTCCTAAAGATACTAAAGCACCTAAGACTGTTGTAGTAAGTGCTCCTGAAACTGTCGAACCTGATTCTAGCATTCCTGTAAATGCAGATGGTACTCCTGTTAAAGATAACCTAGTTGGTACTATTATCGAAAAAGTGAATACTCTTTTCACTAGTTTCAAAGAAGTTCAAGCACTTCTAAAGGTTCTAAGCAAGGAATATGACAAACAACAAAAAATAATCGAGAAAGCCCAAAAGAAACGTCAAAATGCAAAAAACTCTCCGTCAGGATTTGCTAAACCCAATAAAATATCAGATGAACTATGTGATTTTATCGGTGTTCCTCACGGCACTGAGAAATCACGCACTGATATTACCCGTTTTATCAATACTTATGTAAAGGAACACAACCTCAACAAACCAGAGAACAAGCGTTTTATTCTACCTGATGATAAACTTAAAAAAATTCTAAATGTCGGAGACAAAGAGGATATCAATTATTTTATTCTACAAAAACTAATCTCTCACCATTTTCCCCCATCTGCAAGCAAACAAGCGCAAGCTGCCGCTGCCTAAATAATTTTAATAATTCTTATTTTTTCTAAATATAATAAAAATTGATATAAATGAATAATTATATATTAATATAAAACAAATATGCAAGTCGCGCATAACATTACTACTACAAACAATGGAGGAGTTGCTTTAAAAAGTACAAATAATATTATCGTAGATTATTTTATGTTATTTATGAGAGATTTAGATATTCAAACTAGTCACGATTATCTTGAAAAGTGTTGGAAAGAAGATCCTAAAAAAACAGTAGCAATTATTTTCAATGGGCGCGATAGAGATAAGGGGAAAAAAGAAAAAAAGGTAGCAAATGATGCTATGTTGTGGTTAAGAAAAAATAAATTTACTACATATATTAATAATATTAAAAAGTATATTGAAAAATATGGATGCTGGAAGGACCTCAATTATATTGGATATAAGTTAAAGAGTTCTGATCAAAAGTATGAACTTGGACTATTTGCTGATAAATTAATTGAAGATAAAGCGAATTTGAGTAATAATAAAAGCGTATCTCTATGTGCTAAATGGGTATCTAGCGAAAATGATAAGTACGATAAAAAGAGACATTATGCAAAAAAAATTGCAACAATTATCTATGGGAGCAAAGATACAAATAAAATGGAAAAATATAGAAAGGAGTATTTGGTACCTTTGAGAACACATATTGATATTGTCGAAAAAAAATTATGCGAACAAAAATGGGGAGATATTAATTATGAAAGTGTTCCTGCCGTTGCTTCAAAAAATTTAAAAAATACATTTATTAAACATGATGAAGCAAGATATAAACAATATCTTGAAGATGTAAAAAATAATAAAAAGAAGATCAATGTTACTGGAATTCTTCCTCACGAATTGGTAGGTAATTATATTACAAATATGAGATGTTTTGATAATGTTCCTATATGCGAAACTACAGAAATGCAATGGAGAACAATTATTGAAAATGTTAAGAAATCTGGTAATTTTAATAATACTATATCTGTCGTAGATTTATCAGGGTCTATGTTTAATGCTGCAAATGGAAGTATTCCTGCACAAGTTGCAATTGCACTTGGAATTATTACATCTATTTGTTGTACAGGACAATTTAAGAATAAATTAATTACTTTTAGCGAAGACCCAGAAATTGTAAAGTTGACTGATAAACTCGATGAAGATACCGATTTGATTCCTACTCTCCACGAATGTATCTCAAACCTTCTAAAAATCGATTATGGTTTTAGTACAAATTTTGTTAAATGCAATGATTTAATTATAAATTATGCAAAATTATTTAATGTTCCCCAAGAAAATATGCCTAAAAAAATGTTTGTATTTACGGATATGCAATTTAATAATGCTTGTAGTAATGAAAGAATCACTTTTGAAAATAATGATTCTAATGATTCATTAGATACAGTATATAAAACAATTGTTAAAAAATATAAGGCAAATAATTACGATGCTCCTAAATTTATATTCTGGAACCTCAATTCTAATAGCAGAGAAGTTTTCCCTGTAAATTGCAAAACTGAAGGTACTGCAATTGTTTCTGGATTTTCTGAACAACTTCTTAAAATTTTCATGAATTATGATGACTTTAAACCAGAATTTATTGTAGATGAAATTTTAGAACCATATATTAAAGAGGTTATCATATGTGATGATTAGTTACAATTAGTTACGATTAGTTACAATTAGTTACGATTAGTTACGATTAGTTACGATTAGTTTGCATATAAAAGTATATATATTATTTTTTATTTTTTTAATAATTTTTAATGATAAATATTATAAAAATTGATTTATATAGATTAATATATAATTAATTAATTCTCATGAACTTTACTAATAAGGATTATTTTGCAATTATTGTTAATAATTTGCAAAACTATTGTGAACTCAAAAAGTTGAGTGAGATTAATAAATCATCAAATATCTTTATAAAAAAGGAGACGAATTTAAAAGATATAGTGAGAGAAAAAAGAATTAAATATAATTGTGATATGTTAAAATGTAATTTAGTTAAAAAATATAGTTATGAACTTAATAATGATTATAATAAAACAATAAATAAACTAAAGAAAAGTACAAAAAACTATATGACACTTACAGATAAAGAATGTTTGTATCTAACATTTAGAAGAAATACTATTCAATATACTAATTTGATGAATAAACGTTGTTTACCTTATTTAGAAGATATTATTTCATACTATTTTAATGAAAAAAATAAATTTAATGCTGGATTAAACACTAAAATGATATCATTATATGTATCAAAGTATTTATATAATATCATATTATCTTATAATAATAATTATAAATTGAAAAATAAGAATATTGTTTTATGGATATCATAGATATCATAGATATCATATAATATTTAATTAGAATAAGCGAGACCACCCATACCAGATAATATACGTAATACATTATAATTTACGGCATATATGTAGATATTTCCGCTTATAGATGAGGATAATGAAAGAACAGCGGTATCTATACGAGACATATTAAGAGTACCACTTGGTTGATGTTCTTCAGGTTTTAGAGCGAATGAATAAACATTTATGCCTTTATGGAAGTCATCTGGAGTATTTTCGTGATGTTGGTAAGGTTGGACTAAAGAAAAATATTCTCCTTTTCTTTGCGCAAAACGATCATTACCGTTAAGCATTATTTTAGCTTGCCTTACTGGATTTGTTGAATTATAATAATCATTTACAGTTGCTGTAGCAACGCCCGATAATGGAGTTGCAGTAGAAAAGTTATTCCAATATACACCGTCATCATTTTTTTTTATAGCCCATACAAGTTCTTTGCAAGGATGATTAAAATTCATACGCATACTTTTCATACCATCGTCATTGGTAGAAGAAGTTATATTATCAGTTCCTGTGAATTGTAATTGTTCAATTAAATATTCGTGGGATAATTGAGCAAATCTTCTGCGTTCATCAGTATCTAAGAATATATAATCGACCCATAATTTAGAGTCTACTAGACTTATGTTATTTACGGTGTAAGTACTGTTTTTTATTGAAGAATCATTAAAAGTTGTATTTTTAGTGTCTTTATCAAATAAGTTAGCGGCAGTTTCATATTCGATATTTATTTTAACTTCGTGATATTGTAGAGCAATTAAAGGAAGTGCTAGACCTACATTGCGACAAAACCAAAATTCTAAAGGAACATATAATTCATAAGATTGAGATTCATTTAATTGTGTGCAATTATTATCTTTATTTGCACCAACCATCTTATAATAACCTTCGCGTTTGCCAATAGGAAGAGATAACTCATTCCATATGTATAACCATTCAGAATAATGTTTATCTATACGTTGACCCCCAATTTCAAGTTCAATAGTTTTCAATAATTTTTGTCCAAAATTAGGAACTAATGCAACTTTATTAGTGTTACCAACGGTATCTGAATTATTTTTTATTTTTCCGTAAAAGTAAATACGGTGTATTAAATCACCATTGCGGGTTAGTTGAAAAGTTGCGCGCGAACCTAGAGAAGTACCTCCTGTTGCCGTTTGTTCAATAGCTTCAATAGCGAAGTTAGTATGACGACGATAAACTACTTTGAAAAAGGTAATTTGAGGATTACCAGTTAAATAAACATCCTGAGCACCATAAGCTACTAATTGAAGAAGACCACCACCCATTTACGCTATATTCTTTATACTATTAGAGGAGAAAAAAAAAAGGGATATTATAGCAATTTAACAACGTATAAGATAATTAATATAATTTAATTAGAATACGCTAAACCTCCCATACCCGATAATATACGTAATACGTTATAATTAACAGCATATACATGAAGATTTTTAGAGAATCCATTATTGATATATCCTGGAGTCATATCTATATTAAGAACAGCAGTATCAATACGAGACATATTGAGAGTACCGCTCGGTTGATGTTCTTCAGGTTTTAGAGCGAATGAATACACATTAATACCAGGGTTTGAAGGTATATTTTCGTGATGTTGATAAGGTTGTATTAAATTGAAATAAGAACCAGGTCTTAATGAAAAGCGATCATTGCCATTTAATACAAGTTTAGCGGATACAACAGGGTTTGTTGAAGAAACTGCACTGGTTTCTGCATATAATTTACCATTAGAATCATAAGTGTTTGGATCAGTAGAATAATTTATCCAATTATTATTTTTTGTATGTTGGTTTGCATTATGGTCGCATGTAGAAACCCAGACTAATTCTTTGCACGGATGATTAAATGATAGTTTTGGTTTCATGCTTGCGGCATTTACAGTTTCAGCACCAGTAAATTGTAATTGTTCTATTAAATATTCATGTGATAATTGAGCAAATCTTCTGCGTTCATCAGTATCTAAAAATATGTAATCGACCCATAAATTTACAGATGATAGTTCTTTTATAGCTGAAGTCGAACCTTGGCATTTAGTTTTTTCTTCGAATAAAATATTTATCTTAACTTCATGATATTGTAGAGCAATTAAAGGAAGCGCTAGACCTACATTGCGGCAAAACCAGAATTCTAAAGGTATATAGAGATTGGCATTTTGTAATCTGGCGATGGTATTATTAGAACCAACCATTTTTTTATAAGCTTCTTTTTTAGATTTAGGTAATGAAAGTTCATTCCATATATACATCCAGTGAGAATAATGTTTATCTATTTTTTGACCACCTATTTCAATTTCTACATAATTAATTAAGCGAAGACCGAAATAAGGACAAACCGTTTCAGCAGTAGTATCACCAGAAGTATAATCAATAATAGATAAATATACGCGATGTATTAAATCGCCATTTCTTGATATTTGACAAGTAACACGATTGCCGAAAGTAGGAGTTCCGTTAAAAGTTTGTTGAATGGCTTCAATAGCGAAGTTAGTATGACGACGATAAACTACTTTGAAAAAGGTAATTTGAGGATTACCGGTTAAATAAACATCCTGAGCACCATAAGCTACTAATTGAAGAAGACCACCACCCATTTACGCTATATTCTTTATACTATTAGAGGAGAAAAAAAAAAGGGAATTATATAACACATTTTATTATAACTAATTAGAATACGCTAAACCACCCATTCCAGATAATATACGTAATACATTGTAATTAACTGCGTATATATTAATACCAGTATAAGAATATTCTGCAGCACTAGGCATACCTACACCGGTAGCAGAAAGATCTTGAACTTCAACCATTAAAGTAGCAGTGTCTATACGAGACATATTGAGAGTGCCACTTGGTTGATGGTCCTCAGGTTTAAGAGCAAACGAGTATACATTGATAGGATTATTAACGGGAACATTAGTATGATGTTGATAAGGTTGAACGTGTGTGAAGTATAATCCTTCTCTTACTGCAAAACGGTCATTGCCATTTAATTGTAAAATAGAGGTTATGAAAGGATTATTGTAATTATCAGCAGTCGGTGTAACTTGATGAATATAATTACTACTATATGAATATGATGAAGTGCCACTTATTAAAAACGGCGCGGTATTATCAGCTATAGCAGTTTTCGCTAGATTATAATCGTACCATCTTGCTTTTTTGTGTGTTCCAGAACTTTTTGCTACCCAGATTAATTCTTTGCAGGGATGATTGAAGTTTAATTTAATACGGTTACTTTTATTTACAAGAGATTCAGTACCAGTAAATTGAAGTTGTTCTATTAAATATTCATGAGATAATTGAGCAAATCTTCTACGTTCATCTGTATCTAAGAATATATAGTCTATCCATAATGAGGCGGAATTTATTTCAGGAAAGGCAGCAGCAGAAGTAGCGGCGTCAGCTGCAGAACCAGAGCTAGCTGTTAAACAATTTACTTTTGTTTCAAATTCAATTTTTACTTTAACTTCGTGATATTGAAGAGCAATTAAAGGAAGTGCTAAACCTACATTACGGCAAAACCAGAATTCAAATGGTATATATAATGTAGTATTTTTATTAGTTGTTATATCTTTATCCGCACCGACCATAGTATCATAAGCATATCTTTTGCCCATAGGTAAAGATAACTCATTCCATATGTATAACCAATCGGAATAATGTTTATCTATTTGTTGACCACCAATTTCTACTACTACAGATTTTATTAAGCGTAGACCTAAGTAGTTAACATATGAATCAGTAGCAGCAGTGCTAGTTTTCTTGGGCACATCTACTTGTAAATACATGCGATTAATTAAATCGCCGTTGCGCGATATTTGACAGGTTATTGTGTTTCCATATCCAACATTTCCATTAAATGTCTGCTGTATAGCTTCCATAGCGAAGTTAGTATGACGACGATAAACTACTTTAAAAAAGGTAATTTGAGGATTACCAGTTAAATAAACATCCTGAGCACCATAAGCTACTAATTGAAGAAGACCACCACCCATTTACGCTATATTCTTTATACTATTAGAG